TAAGTTCTTCATCAGTCACAACACCATCACCATCTAAATCATATTTTGAAAATTTACTATCAGGTTCAAGTGTTTTTTGTGACATCTTTATCTCCTAGCAGCTTGCCGTCTTTCTTTTTCTTCTTCCTCCTTCAAATGATTCATTAATAAACCGATATATATTTCCCTCTCCCACGGTATCATTTCTTCTAACTCTGTCAAACTATATTTATGATGATGCATCAGTGCAAAATTAAGTTCATAGTAAGACTTGAGTGATGTGTGAGAAAGGGCTATGAAAAAAAACTCTCCATTCCTTGTAAGACAATCTCACTTGTCACTTCTGTTTTTGGGTTCTTGATCTCTACCACATGAGTTAATTTAGGCATAGTGTTGAAAAACTCTCCTATTTTTTCAAACACCTCTGTAGATAGACTATCAACAAACTCATCTAACTCTTTATTCGTAACATCAATCATACTGTGAATAGTGTCGCCATCATGAATCTCATGAATGCAAACCTTCAATAATTTCATTATATTATTCAGTGTTTCAGCTTCATCCACACTTTTGATATCACCAACTGTTGGGTGTCGCATAATTATTTTAATGCTATCATTTACCCCTATCACATTATTGTGATCATCTTCAACTTGAACATCAATAACATCCAAGTTTATTGTAACAGGGACTCTGGTTTCTTCATCGTCAGGACACAGAATACTAAGTTCAACAGTTTCTCCAACAGATTTGCAACGAATCTTTAAAAACAAATATTCAAAATCAAATATTGGCATAGTTTTTATATCAACACTATTGAAAGTGCATCCACCAACAATGTCTGATAGCATGTTATAGGTGTCTTCTTTATTTTCGGCCTCTTGTGCCAGCATCAAGATTTTTTGTTCTCTGACTAGAAAGGGTCTGTATTTAACAACTTGTTGGTTAGATGGTAGTTCTAGTTGATAGCTTGGTGTATCAATTTTTGGTAACGCCATAATTTTATATCCTTCATAATAATTTTCAAAACAGTTTTCTTAAAACTGATGGTACATTTGCTGTAATAGCTCTTTCGACGGTATTTGTAGCCGTGTCAACTAATTTCTCTCCAAGACTCTGACCTCCTCCATCTAACATCAGGTTTTTCCATTCTCTGAATGACCATGCTACATTGGTCTTTGTAATTTCTGTATTTGGACCATATGCAAGACTTAAACCAGTAATGGTTTTTGGAAAACACTCTATTAATTGCAGACCAAAAGTTTTTCTGTTATTCATGTCCAACAAATGAATGTTCAAAGTTCCAACATATTCATTATAATATGCTATATCATATGTATCATTGCTAAATGCTAATTCTTGCCATTTTTCAAGCATCATTCTTTCATCTAACCCATTGGGTGATTGAATAGTCATTGTCACCTCATCAGCATATGTTGGACCTGTAACCAGTTCCCTTACTGGACCGTATAATTGGTCAGCTGATTTTGGTTGAGTTTGCACACTTCTACCGGGCATCAGGACAGATTCTGCTGCCAGTGAAATGCTTCTAAAGTCATGGGTAGCAAGTTTACCGGGTGGTGGTAGAATTTGAACCTCATATTGGTTTGGTCTACCATATGCATTTTCCTCATGAAATAATGATAATACATCATTCAATGCACCAAATGCGAGAGCGTCTACAAAAGAACCGATTGCTGTTACCATTTTCTTATCCTAATATCTTTTTGCCGTGTCTAGGTATGCAGCTTGGGCAGACCCTTTCTGGAATCTTTGTACTGGTAATAGTGCTGCAACGATTAATTCTTCTGATGTGATGGCACGAAAATCAGATTTAACATATCCAGTTAGATAATGTTTTACAATTGCTTTTGCCATTGGTATTCTTTTTAGTTGTGAATAATCAGTAATTAATCTTGGACCCTTCCCTGACTGCGCTGCAACATTTAAACTACCTCCTCCGTCTACAATTTTATCTAGAAGTCTTATTCTCATTTGGATTGGTAGATAGTGAAAATTTAGTCCCATGAAACCACCAGCAGCTGGTCCAATGGGAAGAACTAATGGAAAAGTATCATAGTATGGTAGTGTTTTTTTATGCTTTGGGGAATATATAAACATATTGAGAGTCCCAAAGTTCACACCCTTTGTTCTTCTGCCATCTCGTAACAACTGCTGTGGTCCCGGCTTTCCAAATTCTTGTATCTTTTCTCGAAACCAATTAACGGATTTTACTCCACTATCTCCCGATTCTGCTTTTGCAGAGTCTAATACGCTTTGAATAAATTTACTTTGTGCCATGTAATTATTTATAACGAATACCTAAATCATCCTCTGTCAGTATTTTAAATTCCATACCATTGTTGTTACACCATTCTGTGGCATACTTCCACTTGGCACTATTCACACCCCAAGCCTTTATCTCATTGAGATAACTTTTTGTTTTTCTTTGTGGTTCTTTTGGGGGTTTTGTTTGTTTCTTGGGTTTGACTTCAATGACAAGTTTTTTGATGGTGCCATCGTGTTGTTTTATTTTACAATAGAAGTCTGGAAAATAACGATGTATTCTACCATCCCAAGGAGACTTGTATGGAACAACTATTTCTTCACTGCCCCATTCAATCACAGATACGGTTCTGTCGCAGTAAACCATAAACTTACGTTCCCATAGAGAACGATAGATTACGTTGTGAACATTCCCTCTATATTTTGAGGGGTTGTCCGGTTTATATTGTCCTTTGTATGCCATGATGTATAAATACTTATGATTACAAGGAATATTTAGACATGGCTGTATTCACTGCATTAAGAAATAAAGTTCAATCAGGTCTTGCTGGACTTGCTACAAGCGCATCTAAATCAGCACTGGGACTAAACAGGTCATCAGGACTTAGATTTAATGACGCTGGTGGTAGCAAGCCTAGTGGCGATGCTGGGAATATGTATCAGTATCCATTAGACCTTGGGTCCACAGGCAATAGCCATTTCATTTCGTTTTTTGTGAGAGAGAGGAAAGCTGCAAAGGTTACTCAGTCTACGAAAAAAGATGTCAATAAAGTAGCACAAAGTCAAACAGAGGTGGACTCAGATGGTCAAATCATCAATTCTCCAGCAACTGAGGGAGGACAGTTGCAGACTCAACGCATTGTTGCCGCTGCTAAAAGTGCAAAGGGAAAACCACATGATGGTAAATCCTTAACTCAAAAACTTGCACCCACAGTTAGAACAAAACACTCAGTTGCACTGTATTTTCCACCTACAGTTACTCAAACATATAATGTAAAATATAATGAGACAGAGATGGGGATTGGAGCGACTCTTGGTGCAGATGTTATTGCAGGATTTACCGGATTTGATACTAATGAGATGAAAAAAATAGGTGGTAAAGCTTTGGAGGCACTTCGTGTTGGTGTTACAGGATTGGCTGTAACAGCAATAGAACAAGTGCCGGGTTTTGCTGGCACTGGTGCTGCTGTTGGTATTGCAAGAGGAAAGGTTAAAGTTCCAAAAATGGAGGTTGTCTTTGAGGGTATTGGTAAACGAAGTTTCTCTTACAGTTTTACATTTACCCCTTCATCTCAACAAGAGGCAGATGAAATACAAAATATCATTCAACTTTTTAGAGAAAATGCAGCACCAGATTACACAGATTCGTTGGGACTTGAAATGACCATTCCTAATACCTACGATATCGCATACTATACAGGTGCAATAGAAAATGGGTATTTGCATAGAATAGGAGAATGCTATTTGGAAAATATAGACGTTTCATATGGTGGAGATAAAATGACATTTCACACAGCTGCGGCTGGAAAAGGTGCTTCACCTACCAGAATTACTATGACACTAGCATTTAAAGAAATGCAGACTATTACCAAATCATTAATCCAACAAGGTTTCTAATAATGTATTTTGCAAATTTTCCCAGTATTGTATATGATGCCACTGGTAATTATAACTTCAAGGTTGTAACCAATCTTCTAAGAAGAGTTGCCTTGAGACAGAAGATACAAGAAAACACTTTGGTTTTTGACACCTATGATGTAAAGAATGGTGAAACGCCAGAAATCCTTGCTGATAAATTGTATGGTGAGTCAGAGTTGCATTGGATTATTCTTTTGGTCAATAATGTTACAGATAGGTATCATCAATGGCCAAAATCATATACACAATGGTTATCTTTTTTGGAAGATAAGTATCCTACAGTTGCAGGTGCATCAACTCAACTTATAGATCAAATTCACCATTATGAGATTGCACAAACATCTGGAGACACTGCTGTAACAATTGATATTGGAACTACAGATACCACACCTGACTTTAGTGCTACATCTGTGACTAACTATGAATATGAGAACAAAATACAAGAAGACTTGGCACGAATTAGATTGCTGGACCCATCTTATATACCAGTATTTATTGAAGAGTTTGAAAAACTAATGGAAGAAAGTATTATTTAATGGCAAAGGCAAGTTCAGAGACAATATCAGAGGCAGGAGACTTTAAGGTAGATGCAGTAAGTATCACAACCTCTACTGGTTTGGTTGTGGATTTATTAGGTTCTGTCATGCACATCACTTTTTTTGAATCTATTGAAAATGCCTTTGTCACTGGAAATATTTTAATTACTGATCATGTCAACCTCGTTACTATTGGACCCATCATAGGTCAAGAATTCATAAAACTGAAATTAAGAACTCCCGGTATGTCAGGAGAAAATGGTGTCATAGATTTTAGTAAAAATGTACTTGTTGTAACCTCTATGAAA